TGCAATTTGATCTGGTGATAATGTTTTAAAGTGTGTCCTAAATAATTCAATATCACGTTGAACTTCCGATTCAGATCCAGTCATAATAGTATTAAACATTTGTTTCAATGCTTCACGACATGGAGCTGGTGTAGAAGATTTAATAGCTTCAATACCCATGATTTTAAGTTTAGGTTTTGCATAACGTACACCTTCATTATCATGCACATTGAGGATATACCTTTTCTTGGCTGTCCATATTCCACGATCAGCAATAGCTTCACGTTTCATTACCATGCGATTATCAATACCACCAAGCATATCAAACAATTGATCGTATGCTGCAGCCAATACTGGTTCTAGCTTTTCGTTACATACAGTGTCAAGAAACTCCAAAGGATTTTTGGGATTCACCGCTTTGATAAGATCATCAAGGGTAACATAAACCGAATCAGTATCAATAGCCAAGACATAATCTTTGTTTGTTTTTAGAATTTTGTTGAGGTAATCATTAATAGCATTTTCAGCCCATCGAATTGTTAGCTGACCAGTTAGTGTAATACCTTCAGCAATACGTTGATCAAAGAACCTAAAGTACTTATTACCAAGAGCACCATAAAGACTGTTTAGTAGAATCTTAATAGACATTTGCTGGTTTTCAGCAATGGCAATATCCCTTTGGATTCGATACAATTCTTGTTTATCGGTTTTGTCAACTTTTTCCAGTTCACGTTGTGAACTAAGCATTTGCTTTTTAATAACAACACGTTCGCTGTACATTTCATCAATGATTTGTGGTAATATCCCTTGACGATCCGTACGGAAATATTGTCCAGAAGCTGCAACGCATTTGTTATCAGTATCAACTTGAACTTTGTTTAAGCATTTGTCAACATCCAAATTAAGAACTTGACCAGACATAATTGTTTCTGGAGACATGTTGTATTGCATAATGATTGATGGATATAGAGAGTTCAAATCAAATGATACTACCCAGTTGTGTAATCCAACATGTGGATCTTTTACATAACCACCTGGGTATGGCGATTTAAACTTTTCTTCGCCAAATGGAACAATCACATTGTTAGCATATAGATTACGATAAATGATTGCATCCCAAATAGCTGTGGTTCCCATTACATCACCATAGTTAACACCACCGCGATAAGCCATAGTAAGTGCCAATGTAATCAAACCCATTTTGTCTTCAATACGATCAACTAAGTCCACATCTTTGATATTATAGTCAATAAACTTTTGGTGATCATATTTGTAAAGAGTATGTAGGTTACCAAACTCTTCATACGAAAGCTTGTTTTCACCTAGAACAACATGCGCAATATGATCTAGTTTATATGATTCTTGTGGACCATAAGAGTAACCAAACTTTTTAAATAAGTCAAGATAATCCATTTGAGCAATACCTTGAATTTCAAAAGCACATTGTTTACGTTGCATTGTTGTTACATCCCTGCGATCAATTAATCCCCAGGGTGATAATCGTTTGGCAACTTCTTCTCCATGAAGACGTAGTATACGATTAATAAGATATGGAATATCAAAGAATCTTGAGTTCCAACCAGTCACAACATCTGGACATTGTGATGGTAAAGCCCAATGAGCTACAAATTTGAGTAGCAATTCAGATTCACTTGAACATTCTTCATAGACAACACGATTTTCCTGCATGATACTATTTTGAACATCGTAAGATTGTAAACCCCAGACATAGTATGTGTTGTCAATATTGTTTTTCATACAAATGGCAGTTACTTCATGTGCTGCCTCTTCAGGTTCTGGGAAACCAGAATCCGATTGTACCTCAATATCAATTGAAGTAACATTAATTAAATTACGATCAAATTTAATATTTCCAGGAAACTCTTCATTAATGAAGGCTGGAATGTGTTTGTTGTTTCCATATATGTGACGGCCAACAACTTGTTGATTTGTTTGTAGCCATTCCTTAGCATCACGCATGGAATCAAATTTAATTGGCGCAACCTTAGTACCATCAAGGGCAATCCAATTAGATGGCTTTGGTGTATTAACAAAATACGTTGGTTGGTATTTTATTTTCTTTTGGACTTTTTTACCGTTGTCATAACCACGATAAAGAAGGTTGTTGCCAAATCTAGAGACTGATGTGTAAAAATTCATAGTGTAAACATATCCAAATAATAAGGTTATATTATATCACATTTTAAACGTATTGTAAACAGTAAATGGGAGGGAATTTCACCCTCCCACTTTTTTAGATCAAGAGACTTGGATAAGCTGCAATTACAATTGTTACAGGGGCTAGCATTAATGCCGTTCCCATAATTAAAATTGCTTCGAATCCGTGTCTAATTTCATGCTTATTTTTACGTATATAACCCATGATTAACTCCAGTAAATTGATTATTACAACCTACTGGGTTTTCGCTGTCAAAACTATCCTAGAATAGTTTTTTTCTTTGATGCCCCAGTAGACCCGATTTCGATCTTCCTAGGACGCCTTTCTTCTGGAACTTCAACCCTGGCATTCACCACGAGTATTCCATTCACAAGATCGGCACCGTCTATTACAACAAATTCAGAGAGTCGGAAGGACTTCTCAAATTTGCGGGATGAGATACCTTTGTGCGCGTATTCACGTTCATCATCAGCATGGTGTTCTCCTTTAACTAAAAGAATGCCATCTTTTACCTCGATTTGAATATCATCTTGGCAAAAACCCGCAACTGCTAGTTCGATAATAAAATTTTCATCATCGACTTTTACTACGTTATGGGGCGGATAGTTATCTTGAGCTCTACCGGCTGAATGTATCCTTTCAAGCTCGTTTAGTATTGGTTCAAAACCAATGAATAGTGAACGTGGGACGTTCATAGTACTTCTTACCATTTTAGTTTCCTCCTATATATAGCAAGGTTAATATTGCACCCGACCATTCGGCATGCAAATATATTTATACCAGCAAATTTGCCAGTTTAAATATTCTTTAGTAGGCGATTCCAAATTTTATGGATTCTACCTGATTTCATTAATTTGTGTAGCTTTTTTAGTATATTCATATTATAAGTATTTTATAAATCTAATTGGATAATTTACTAATCCACTTGTATCTGCAATGTAATCTTCTGGAAAGTCTGGCAAGTCAACATAGTCTGGCTTTGTGGTACATCCTTTACCTTGACTTAAAAATTCATCATAAGCTTCTGCCAACCTATCCATCCATAGCACCGAACCCCAATCTTCATCTCTTTTGTTTGCGTAATCAACAATTCCTTCTAATCTTTGATCGTAAACATAAGTTGGATACGTTTCATGTAAATGCCTTAAATCAATTCTTCCTCTAGACCAAGCAAATTTTAAATTACAATATTGCATAGTATCTTCGCCAACTAATAATTCAGGATCCATTCTAAATTCTGAAGTACAAGCTTTTTTAGAATAAAAAGTAATTCTTAAATGCGGTTCCCAATTATTTATGTAATTATAAGCAAATGAATATATTCTAGTATGCGCTGCATTTAATCGTCTTGAATATTCATCGTTTGGTAAATAAGGAATATATGTACCTTCTAATGTTTTTTCCCACCAGCTTTTTGTATGTAAAAATGTTCTATATGCAAAGGCTGGAATATAAGCAGGATTAAATGTAGCCTGAGTTTTGGATTCAGGCATTGACCATTCCGCCGCAGCCAAAACTCCTATTTGATATTCTAAAGCAATAACATCTGGTGGTGATTCACTTTGTGCTATTTTATCATATAACCAAATACCATGAGGAGTGATCCAATCGTCACCATCAACCAATACCATATAATCATTATCTGAATTTTGAAAAATATCAAATACTGAATTTTTTCCAGTTGATGGAGTACCATCACTTTCAGTGACATAGTACTCGACACCTTCTGCTTGACACCAAGCAACTGCTTCATTTTTATAAGCTACTCTTTCTTCTGTGTCTAATAGGGTATTGATGACTATTACCAAATCTTCCTTTGGTATAGTATCTAAGTGCCTTTTAGTCGTGTGCATATTTCTAGAGCACAACGCATAGTACTTTAGTTTAGCCATAGTTTACCCAATTGGTTTTACAGGCCAAATAATATCTCTAGGATATCCTTCTTGCTCTGTTATGTCTCTTAATTGCTGTCTATATTCTCTATATTGTACTGACATAGATCTATCAGTTAGGCCTTCAATATCAGTTTCTTCGAGTAGCCTAGCTCTTTTAGCTCTAACTCTTTGATTTATTTCATGCTCTGACAATGGAACAACATTAAATGATCTAGTTCTATTTTCATCAGTTTCACTCCACACTTCTTCTAATTTTTCAAAGTTTGGATTATAATCAGGAAAATCTGTTAGTACCAATGGTTTTAAAGATCCATTCCAACTTGCTGGAACATATGCTTCGGATGCCACGTCTTGTTGATAAAAAGTATAAGCTTCTGGTTGAGCATGCTTTACTAATTCTAAAATTAAACTATCACTGATTTCTAAATCTTCTGAATAGTGTCTTTGAGTTACATATGCTCTTCTGCCTTCAGCAGTAAATCTCATTGTAACACATTTTTCTGTAGTATCAATTGAAATTATTTGATAATCATTATACATTTTTTTTCTCCCAAATTTATACAACTATTTTAATTGCAAAATAACCATTACTATTATATTGATTAGTGTTAGAGTTCCATTGACCAGAACTAAGACCTGTTCTCATCATAGATGCAATTTTTCCAATGTCTGAAGTTGAATTATAGCCGGTCCATGCATATCTCCAACCATAAGCATAAGTCCCATTATGCTGAGTACCATCTATTTGAGAAAACGAATCTGCATCAGTTCGACTAAGTTCTACATCATATTCATCGATATCGGTTACACTCGTAACATCTCCATATCTCCATGGTTTATCATTAAATCTAAATTTTATTTTAGACCAACCATTATTTCCACTGCCACGTTTAAAAATATTAACTGCACCAGTAGTATTTTCTGATGAAAGGACGGTACCTTCAAAGACTATACCGGTTAGTTGTTGACCTGTACTAAAATATAAAGCTCTGCTTATAGATCCAAAACTACCTACTGAGGCTCCAGATTCTCCACCAGTAACAGTAAACCCATGCCCTTTATAAGTTCCATAACCAGCTCTATTGATTTCATCATCGTTGTTTTGAGGCCTCATTGTTATGCTTGCGCTTTTTACACTAGCAGCATAAAAGTCAGTCATATGTATTGGTTCATAGCTAATTCTTTGTGGTTTAGCTAACCATGGATCAATATATCTTAAGTCATCAAAATCTACACCCTGGCTAGTGCCCAAATTGAACTCACTAACTACGTCAGCTATACTAACTTCTCCACTACTCGTAACAGCCAAAACCTACTCCTTATTACTATTACCTATATTATACTTAGGACATAAGTCCCAATTGGCTTTTTCTTTATATGGGATTACTTTGATTTGTCTTAATGGAGCAATGTCTTTAGCTTGCTCTGCATTTACAAAAGTAATTAATCCCCAATCTGCTAATAACGTAGCAATTGTATTTCTACGTTGAATATCATTTAACAATAAGTTAGACGGTTTCCCATCTAATAAAAATAACTCTTTAAAGTGCACAATAAAATATCTGCCTTGTTTATGTAATATATGACAAGACTGATATAGTTTTGAATCTTTTCTTGAAGCCACTCCAATACGAGTTAGGGTTTCCCTGATTTTTAAAAAGTCATCAGGTTCATTTAGTGTGATCTCCAGCATCGAAGCTGGTGACCAAGAGATTTCTACATTATTTTCGTTTTCCACCTTTATAAATCCTTGTTTTTATAATTTCAATTTGTTCATCATTAAATAATGGTAAAACGGATTTAGCTTTTTCATTGCTATAACCATAATATTCTTTAATGACATCTATATTTTCTAACTCACTGGCCTTAGCCCATTTAGAAAACCTTTTCTTCTTTCTGATTATATTTATAAAAAAATCGAATTGAAGACGATTGTCAAGATGATGATTTAAATTCATTTCATTAGCAAATAGAACTGTATCTGGAAAATAAGACAGTCCTCGATTAACCATGAATGGAGTGTAAGCTTTTTCAGCTACGTCATCCACCATGATGTCTTTTTTAGTTGTATTGATTGAGTTTAGGTATTCAAATGGATTCATTTAAATTGAACCCCAGCCATAACTTCAGTCAAACATGCAACTGTGTTTAATTCATGATCAGCAACAAAAGAGTTCTTATATTGATAATCAGCCAAGATCAATACCAATTGTGGTATACTTGACGGTTCAATATAGTCAGACATATTATCATATATCTTACGATAAATTGCTGCTGGTTCAGAATCAATATTATTAGCAACCCATTGACGCATTGCTTTAAAGTTTTTTTCCTTTAGATGAATCATCAAATCATTTAAGGAAACTTCAGATAAAGATACTAGAATACCAGTATCAATTACGCCACTACTTGAATATCGTTGTAATTCATTTAGAACTTTACGCCAATCAGGCATGTGCTTCATAATTAATTCAGCAACTACCTTTTTGTCATAGGTAATATTTTCATCTTCCAATATATCACCAACCCTATTAAGGAATTGACCACATAGAGCGGCTGAATCTTTTTTAGATACATTAAATTCAATTGTTGTACAACGAGAATGTAGTGGATCAATAATTCGGTTTTTAAAATTACAGGTTAGAATAAACCTACAATTAGATGAAAATTCTTCAATAAATCCACGAAGTGCTGGTTGAGTTGATTGCGCATTAAGGTAATCCGCTTCATCAAGTATGACTACCTTATAGCCACCTTGTAGTGATACTGATGAAGCGAATTGTTTAATTTTATTACGCAAAGTGTCAATGCCAGATTCTTCAGATCCATTGATAAGTAAGTAGTCCAATTCAAGTTCGTTACATAAAGCTTTAGCAACAGTAGTTTTACCTAGCCCGGCTGAACCGGTAAGAAGCATATTGTGTAGGTCACCTCCTCTGACAATATCTTCAAATGTGGATTTAATGTGTTTTGGTAAAATACAATCCTTGATTTTTTGTGGACGATACTTTTCAACCCATAGAAATTCTGTCATTATAGTACCTCCCAACCAAGAACTGTTGATACACGAAATGATCTCCATGCGTCTTTGTCAAGAGACCAAACAGCAATATGATCAGTATCAGGATTGACACTTTCAATTACCGTTGCGATGCCATTGGCTTTTAAAACAGCGGGGTTGAGAGTACAAGGCATGACTCGAACTTCATCTGAGTCAATCTTTTGAAATGTTACAGTTACTGTACCTTTTTTGAGTGCTTCGATTAAGCGTGCATTTTCATTGCGATCCATAATATATCCTTCATAATAAAATTAAAAGTGCGCAGGGGAGCTACCCCTGCATTAAGCTAATTAGATTAAGCTGCGTCTTCGTCAGCTTCATCGGCAGGAAGATCATCCCCAGCAGGTACTTCACCTTCTGGCACTTCCTCACCTTGTGCTGGTGCTGCCGCTTGTAGGAATGCTACAACACGATTTCTTACAGCGCCAACTGCTTCCAATTCACCACCTTCGAAAGCACCACGCTTAGAGCAAATATCGATAATTTGCGCTACAGTAGCAATATCTTGTAGTGAAAGGCTTGGAGCGGCTTGCTCCTCTGGTGCAGCTTCAGTTGCTGCAGTTACTTCTTCAGTCATTTTCTTCTCCTTTGCAAAGTAGACTAATTAATGGAAACCCGACCATCGGCATTTCCAGTATTATCCTCATAGTATTATGAGAATTTTTTCTGTGCATAGTTATTTATACACCGAAACTTGACGATTTCTCCAAAGCGATATAATAATCCAAAGGATTATCAGCATTTCTCCAATTAGAAATAAGCTTTGATGAGATCGAAACTTTGTAATCGCCTTGTAGCATTTTCAAATTAGAAATACTAAAGACGTAATTAAATGTTGACGATGATGAGACACTAAGATCAATATCAAACGTGTTAGCAGTTGAATCCTTTTCATCAAATACTGATGCCACAATTTGATCACCATCACATGAGAATTTCAGTTCCGAATGTCCAAGAACGGCAGCTGCTTTTCGAATTTTATCCAATGTATCGGATGTAATATCAAAAACAACTTCACATTCAGGCATATTGATATCTTTGCTTGGTTGCGTTAGAATATCAATTTCAGAATAGAAATATTTAATCTTTTGAGATCCATCAGACATTAACAAATAGTGATCTGTAAATGTAAGATCAGGATTATTCATAAGATTATAGAGAGATAGAA